CGACAATCTAGAACAGTGAAACGACGTTTGGGACAGCAGATAATAAATTTTGGCGTTGAGTGTGTAACTGAACATATTGGTCAAGCTACCCCTATTCGTGTTGTTAATGATACTTTAGAGAGTATTAGACATCGTTTATCTCAATCTGGACTAAATGTAGTGGAACGATTGAAACGTGAGGCTCATGAAGTTCGACAAATTATGATCGAAGTTGGTGATCGAGTGAGAGACACCACTTTCACATTCAAAGCTTTATTGAGTGTTATAACAGCTATACCTATTGTCGTAGGTATGTATAAGGCGTATAGAACCTTTACTGATTTTGATGAGCAAGGTAGTAGAGAGATTGGTTCTCGTCCCACAGTGCAAGACGAAAAATTGAATCCATGGTATAGTGATGACTATATTCCAACAACATTGGATGTTGGTTCACTATCGGCTTCATGGAAAACAATGGCCTTTGATCGAGTCTGTAATGAGGTAGCGAAGAATTGCTACTATGCTGTTGCTCGCTATAAACGTGATGGAATCGCTAAAATGCGCACTTTACGCATTTTATGTGTGGGAGGGAATTTATGTGTTACTAATAATCATAATATTCCGGATCTTGACTGTAAGTTGTCTATAATTACATCTGAACAGAAAAATGGAGTATCTTCAAATTTTGAGATGTTCCTAGGTAAAGATGATATTTTGCGATTTCCAGAAGAAGATTTGGCTTATTTTCGCGTAGCGTGTATGCCCCCACGACGTAGTCTCTTGGATATGTTTCCAGGGAAAACTTTCAAAACCCAGAGCAATGGAGCTCTAGTTAGTCGATCAGAGTTGGGTGTGCCCACGTTTGATATGGTGAGAGGAATCCATGAAAAGATTCAAACTACAACTATGGGTGATTTTGCCTCTTGGGCAGTATCACTCAAGCGAAATACTGAAATGGGTGAATGTGGCACGGCTCTTGTGGGCGACACGCCCGTAGGGCCAGTTATTCTTGGATTGCATCAAACTGGTGGTAGTCTCTGTCGTGCAACATCGGTCAAGATTTGTAAGGAATCAATCTTGCAAGCTATGGCGAAATTTGCAGAACCAATGGTTCAGGCAGGTGCACCATTTTTGGATGATGTCAATGGACAACCAATTGAGATCCAAACTTTACATCCTAAGAGTGTTTTTCGATTTATAGAAAATGGAGTGGGTCATGTTTATGGCTCACTTCCTGGCTTTCGTGCTAAACATACATCGAAAGTTCAACCAACTCTATTAGCTGATGAATTTACGGCTCGGGGTTATGAATGCAAAGTGGGAGCCCCTTTAATGAGAGGGTGGGTTCCATGGCGTCATGCAGCTGTTGATATTGTTCAGCAGCAGTTTAATGTTCGCCAATCTTTATTGGATGAATGCGTGGAAGAATTTGCTCGTGATATCCTAAATAGATTGCCACAAGATCAATTGGATGAATTAATAATCCTTGATAATGCAACTACTTTGAATGGATATCCCGGAACAAAGTTTATAGATAAGATGAAGAGAAATACCTCTATGGGATTTCCATATCGGAAAAAGAAATCTCTTTATCTGTCGGAACCCATACCGTTTGAGGACTGGCAAGATTATGTTGAGTTTCCAAGTGAATTTTACGATCGTGTTGATGATATACTAGATCGTTATAAGAACGGACAACGTGCTATGCCTATTTTTATTGGACATTTGAAGGATGAGGCTTTGAAGTTGTCTAAAGTTGTAGATGGGAAGACACGTATGTTTTCAGGGGGACCAGCACCATGGTGTTTTGTCGTTCGCAAATACCTATTAACACTTGTTAGGGTGATTCAAAATAATAAATTTATTTTTGAAAGTGCCCCTGGTACCAATGCAACATCTGCAGAATGGGATGAAATTTACCATTATCTAACACATTTTGGTTCAGATCGGATCGTAGCAGGGGACTATTCAAAATTCGACAAAAGGATGAGTGCTTCTTGGATCTTAGCGGCATATAAAGTTTTGGATAAGATCCTATTGGCTGCTAATTGGTCTGCAGCTGATCGTATGGTGATCACGTGCATAAGTTATGACACAGCGTTTCCTTTGACGGATTTTAATGGGGATTTAGTCGAATTTTGGGGTTCAAATCCCTCGGGACATCCTTTAACAGTTATTATCAATGGCTTAGTAAATTCACTATATACACGATATAGCTGGGCTCTTGCTGGCAATCCACTCTCTAATTTCAAACAACATGTGCGTTTGATGACTTATGGAGACGATAACATTATGGGTATTGATACTTGTATTGGAAATTTCCATCATGGTGTTTTGGTGGAAAAGTTAGCTACAATTGGTGTAGTTTACACTATGGCAGATAAAGAAGCTGAATCTGTTCCTTTTGTGAGAATAAAAGATGTAGCTTTTCTTAAGCGGACGTGGCGTTTCGATGAAATAATTGGACATCACGTAGCTCCATTGGAACATGATTCAATTGCTAAAATGCTTTTGTGTTATATCCCGTCAAGCGACAAGTGTGAAGAACAAGATGCGGTTGATCGTATGAACACGGCTTTATGGGAGTATTTTTTCTATGGCAAACAGGTTTTTGAAGAAAAACGCTGCATGTTTTTAGAAATTCTGGAAAAATATGACTTAGAACCATATTATCATCGAGAGTTTCCAACATATGATGATATATTGGCTAGTTATGTGGAAGATTCTAAGGATATTTATCCAGATGGCATCTGTCCACGATGTTAAGTGGAAAACTTGGGCATAAGCTATAATGTCCATTAAACCAAAATGTAGCCGTATTTCGGTAGTTACCAGCACTTGACTTATGAGTCTGTAAAGTTAGTGCGAGGGACCGAAGCGAAATCCGCAGGGGCGTTCCCCAAAGTTCCTTTTTAGGAAAGGGTAGGCTGATTCCCAATGACTCAAAAACTCTTGTGCTTAATGAGCATAATAGCACAATAAGAGTATATATGCTTTGCAATAAACATTTTCCCTTTTGTGGTAATGATACTATGGAGGTGGTTGAGAATACCTCTTTAGTTAGCCCACCATATTCTCTACAACAATATATTGATAATGATAATTTTGTCCTGTGGGATTATAATAATCAGAATGAAGAACCGATAGATGCTGAGTTCAAATGTGGAATTCACCGTAGAATTAAGAAAAATAAAAAACAGCGTGATAGGTCGTATGTTGAGCGTCATCTTGCAAAGGAGCGGAAAAAGACTATTCATTTTGTCGTGCAATCAATGGAAGAAACAGATACTGAAAATACTACTACTGAGGTAGTTCGAACTGAAAATATGGTCTTTAAGGATGAAGCTCTATCGCAACGTTTAATTATGGGCGATATGTACGCAGGTGATTATGATGCAGATGCCGATGTTACGGGAGGATTAGGGGATTTCTTTAGTCGTCCTGTGCGCATAGCTAGTATTAATTGGCCAGAATCAGGTACACTTTCTACGAGTCTCAATCCATGGACATTATTTTTTAATAATCCATTAATTAAGTTGAAATTGCAAAATTACGGTAAGATATCGTGTAGATTGCACCTAAAGTTTGTGATTAATGCTTCACCTTTTTACTATGGTAGTGCACGTGCCTGTTGGTTCCCACTCGGAGGTAAGCGGTCTGATTTCCTTAATTCTGTGGATCAAATATCTTTTTCCCAGACACCTGGGGTTTATCTTGAACCTCAAACAATGTCAACTGCTGAAATGGTTTTACCTTTTTTGTGGCCACGAAATTGGCTTGAAGCAACATCTATAGCTAATTTTGATGCTATGGGAGTTCTTCAAATTATCCAATATGCAGCCTTGCGTTCAGCTAATGGTGTCTCAGGCACAGGTATCACTATTGGAGTTTATGCATGGGCTGAGGATGTACGATTGATGGGACCCACTACAATTGGTGCTTTACAATCTGATGAATATGATGATCCAGATGGCACTATTTCGGGCCCACTCACAGCTGCAGCTAATGTGGCTAGTATGCTCACGGAAGTCCCAGTTATAGGGGAGTATGCTATGGCTGCTGAGGCGGGAGCAAGAACTGCTGCTTCCATTGCAAAATTATTTGGATATTCAAATCCACCTGTAATTGATGATGTTCATGGTTATGTGCCTAAAACTTTTCATGCTTTAGCCAATGTAGAAACACGAATGCCCATAGATAAATTGAGTATAGATCCTAAAAATGAAGTTACAATTTCTCCAGAGGTTACTGGTGTACAGGAAGAAGATCCATTAGCCTTTTGTAATTTGCTTACTCATGAATCCTTTGTTATGGGAACCAACTGGGCAAATTCATCTGGAACCGATACACTCCTTTGGAGTGCTCTGGTATCTCCCAGCTATAGGGTGTCGCAGGCAACACCTATATTTTCGTGTATGCCACCTATTACATATTTTAGTCGAATGAGTCGCTTTTGGCGTGGTTCAATAATTTTTAAATTTCGGTTTATTAAGACTAAATATCATAAAGGTCGTGTCTTGATTTCTTGGGATCCTAATGGAGATATAACCACTACGTCTGATACTGAAACGGTTACATTTAGCAGGATTGTTGATTTATCAGTGGAGGACGAAGTTGAAGTTATTATTCCTTACAAGGCTACATCACCTTGGCAGCGGGTCACTAATGGCACAAATTTCATGTCTAATGGGGCAGCTCCATCATATACGTATGATTCTCGTTTTCAGAACGGTTGTATAACCATGCGTGTACAAAATGTTCTGACAGGCCCTGCAGCCAATCCTACTATTGATGTTCTTGTATACGCTCGAGCTGGAGATGATTTTCAACTTGCTGTTCCAGTTGATATTCCATATACTTTAACCCCTCATGATCCTACTGGAGTTATCCAATCGGAAGAAATTGATGAAGTTATTTCCCAGCAAACAGCGAGTGTGGATGCTAAGGTGGCGGCCATTACAGTAGGTGAGACATTGGCATCTTTGCGTCCTCTTCTTCATCGCTCATCTCTAGCGTATGTTCAGTATCTTGGACAACCTGCTGTTGGTTCCACCAATGGAGTTTATTTTACGACGAATCTTTACCCTCGAATACCTGTATCAACAGGACGAGATGTTAATGGTTTGAATTATGCCACAGGAGTTTTTTATTTTAATTATGCACCATCACATCCCCTTGACTATGTACTTAATTGTTTTGTCGGGTATCGTGGTAGTGTAAATTGGCATGTAAATCCAATAGCACGAGGAACTAATGTACCTCAAATTTCTAGTTTGCAAGTTTATAGGTCATATGATTCATATTTACCTAATACTGGTATTACCCAGCGTAACACTTTGCAGGCTGTCGCAACACTTGACACCCCTAATCTTCTTGCTAGGAATGCTGTTCGCAATCCCAGTGTATCCTATACCCTTTCGGGCACGGGTCAGACGGGTGTCTCATTAACCAATCCTGCAACGCAGTCAGCAGTGTCGGTTAATATTCCGCAGTATAGCCAATTTCGATTCCGCCAAGCATTTTTTTATGATCGGGATTTGGATCCTGTCACTGATTTGCCTTTGAATGATAATGTGGCTATTTCAGCCAAATTTCAAGCAACTGGTGGAACAAGTACAAGTGGAACTGACTGGCCTTTTATCGAGGCTTATGTCAGTGCTGGAGTTGATTTCTCTCCAGTATTTTTCCTTTGTACACCGAGAATGTTTTCACAAACATCTCTTCCTGCTGCGCGTGAAGTTTTCCCATAAACTTCCAACAATTTTAAAGATCCGTGTGTCTGATGCACGAGACGCCAACTCGGTTAAGAACCAAGTGCGAGCTATATTTAGATAGCGCACTAGTTGGAATTTAAAACTATCAGGGCCGTTCGGC